AGTCTATCTTTTAGCTATCCATAGGCAATAACTGACACGGTCGTGTTAGATTTTGGGGGTGCGTTGTGACCGGTTCTGAGGGTGTTTGTGTGGTTTGCGGTGCGATGTTTGGCCGTGCTCAGCCTCGGCGGGTGACGTGTAGCCGTACTTGCTGGAGGCGGGAGAAGATGGCGCGGGAGGCTGGCGGGGAGCGTGCCGAGGTGATGGCCGGCGTTCAGCGGGTGGGCTTGCCGGGGGGCATGATAGCTGCTGGGTCGTCAGGTGAGGGTGGTGGTTTGCGGGGGTCGGTGCTGGAGGTTCTGGTGTCCGCTGGCAGGGAGGGGTCGCCGCTTGGGCTGGCGTGTTTGGCGCTGGCTGGGAGGGTGGATAATTCGAAGGCTGATACGGCTGCGGGTCTGGCGTCACTGGTCCGGCAACTGGATGAGTCTCTGGCTGGTGCGTTGAAGGGCGCTGAGCGTGTGGGGGATCCTATTGATGAGTTGCGCCGGAGGAGGGAAGCGAAACGTGTCTGATCCTCGGCCTAGAGGCCCGAAACTGACTGCGGATGAGAAGGGTGCGGACATGGATATGAACGTCGTGGAGTCGGCTAGGACTGAGCGGATCACCGCTCGGCTTCGTCGGTGCTACCGAGAGTTGGAAGCTATCGAGCAGGAGGTGAACTGTTTCGATGAGAAGTCGTCAACCTCGGACGCGGTGGAGGACATTATCGAGAAAGCGGATCTGATCCGTGACCGGTGTCATGGGTTCGGCTGATCTCGCTGTTGTTCCGGCGTTCCGGACGTGCCCTCCGTATGCGGAGTCGTATGGTGCGGAGGTCTCGGATTTGGCGCGGCTGGCTGGGTTCGGGCCGGACCCGGAGCAAGAGGTGGCGCTGAACGACATTTTCGGGGTGGACGCTGCGGGGCAGTCGGCCGCGTTTGAGGTCGCGTTAGTCGCTCCGAGGCAGAATATCAAGAGTGGAACGTTCAAGATCGCTGCGCTGGGGTGGCTTTTCCTGACGGACCAGAGGCTTGTAGTGTGGTCGGCGCACGAATTTTCCACGGCGCAGGAAGCGTTCCGGGATATGTGCATCCTGATCGAGTCGTGCCCTGGCCTGGACCGGCGCCTGAAACGCATCCACCGGGGGTCTGGGACAGAGGCGATCGAGCTCATGTCGGGTGCTCGCCTGAAGTTCCGGGCGAGGACTAAAACGGGTGGGCGCGGCCTGACGGGTGACCGCGTGGTCCTCGACGAGTCGTTCGCTTTGAGCGCGGACCACATGGGCGCCCTGATGCCTACGCTGAGCGCTGTCCCTGACCCGCAGATCCTGTATGGTTCGAGCGCGGGGATGCCGGAGTCGAAGATCATGCGGGGTGTCCGGGACCGGGGCCGGACAGGGGCTCCGAGGCTGGCGTATCACGAGTTCTGCGACGACATTCCGGGCGAGTGCGTGAACCCTGGCTGCGACCACGAATACGGTGTAGTGGGGTGTCTCCTCGACGACGAGCGGCGGTGGTTCCGAGCGAATTCGCAGTTGGGGCGGAGGATCTCGCTGGAGTACGTGCGGGCGGAGCGGGCGACTCTCCCCCCAGCGGAGTTCGCCCGTGAGCGGCTCGGCTGGTGGGATGAAGAGGTGGGGAAACCGGTCCTCGACCCGTATCTGTGGGCTGCGTGCCTCGACCCGTTGTCGGTGATGTCGTCGCCGCCGTGGTTCGGTCTCGATGTCGCGCCTGATCGGGGCTACGCGTCGATCGCTGTCGCGGGGCGCCGCGACGATGGTCTTCCACACGTCGAGATCACGTCCGCGGGGCAGGTCCCTGATTCGCGGGCTGGTGTGGACTGGGTCGTGCCCCGCCTGATAGATCTGAAGACGCGGTGGCCGAACATGGTCGTCACCTACGCGGCGTGGTCCGCTGCGGAGTCCCTGAAACCGGCGCTGAGCCAGGCGGGGATCGCGACTGCGAGGGTCTCCGGGGGAGATGTCCACTCCGCGTGCGCTATGCTTTTCGATGCGGTGCAGGCGAAAACGTTGCGGCATCTGAGCCAAACCCATCTCGACGCGGCAGCCCGGGACGCCCGGAGGATGTCGAAAATGGGTGAGAACGGATGGAAATGGGGCCGGATGAGGTCCGCGGGCGACATTACAGCCCTATATGCTGCTACTTTAGCTCTGTGGGCGTCAAATGGGAGCGGGAAATCGCTCCGCCCGATAGACAACTTCTGGTGAGGGGCCGAACGCTGATGCGATCAATCGTGACGAGCCTCGCTGAGGTGGCGGGGATGCTCGCTGTGTCCGCTGGCGCCGGGCTGCGGTTCGGGTGGTGGGCTGGCCTCATTTGCGGCGGTGTCTGCGCGGTCGCCGCGGGGATCTCGGCAGCATGAGCCTCCTCCGCCGCGAACGGCGGCAGTGGACCCCTGAACCGTTCATCCCGCCCTACCCTGGCGCGGCAGGGCCTGGGCAGTCCGGCGGTATCGATGCGGCGCTCCGCATCTCGGCAGTGTGGGCATGTGTCCGGCTCATCGCCGACGTCGTGTCCATGATGGAACTCCACGCCTACACGATGAAGGCTGGTGTCCGGGTCCCTGTACCTGACCCGCCGCTCCTCGTGAAACCCAGCGCCGACGCGACGACACCCGAGTGGGTCTACATGCTGGTCGCGTCTCTAATGCTCCGCGGCAACTGCTACGGGAAGATCGTCCGCCGCGACCCGCAAATGTACCCGGCACAGATCGAGCTTTACAACCCGGACGCGATCGCGTGCCGTATCGGCCCGGACGGGGCCGTATCGTACCAGGCACGCGGCCAGTCCGTACCCTACGCGGACATAATGCACATCCGTGCATATCGGATGGCGGGGTCACCAACTGGCCTGTCACCGATCCGGTACGCCGCCTCCGCGATCGGCCGCGAGCAGGCCATCCAAGACTTTTCCCTCGGCTATTTCACTGACGCGCCCCACCCTCAGGCCGTGCTGTCGTCGGAGCAGCCCATCGATGATGAGCAGGCCCGGTCGATCAAGGAGCGGGTCATGAACCGGGTGAGGGGCCGTGAGCCGCTGGTGTTCGGCGCGGGGATCAGCTACACGCCGCTATCAGTCAGTCCTGAAGAGTCGCAATTTCTTCAGACGCAGAGGTTGGGGGTCGCGGAAATCGCCCGAATTTTCGGTGTCCCCCCGGAGATGATCGCCGCTGAAGCGGGGAACTCGATGACCTACGCCAACATGGAACAGAAAGGGATTGATTTCCTCACCTACTCTATACAGCCGTGGCTGTCGAAGATCGAGGCCGCACTGTCCACGTTGATGCCAGGCCAGAAACATGTCAGGTTCGACCCGTCGGTCCTGCTCCGCACCGACCTGGAAACGCAGATGAAAGCGACCTCTATCGGGATCGCGTCGAAGCAGATGACTCCCGACGAGGCCCGCCGCCTCCGCGACGAACCGCCACTGACCGACGACCAGAAAACTCTCCTCGCCCTCGTCCCGCTCAGCGTCGGCCCCACCGGCACCCCGAAACCTGACCCAGGAGCAGCCCAAGCCGCGGCAGCGGCGGAAACGGACACACCATGAAAACCGCTGAGCACCGTATCGGGGCGACCCCCATCGAGATCCGGGAAGACGGCGACACCTGCACCCTGTCCGGGTACGCCTCGACCTTCTCCCAGCCGTACGACATGGGCTGGTACGAAGAGACCGTGGACCCGGCAGCGTTCAAACGGACACTCGGGCAGAAACCCGACGTCCGCCTCCTCGTCAACCACGGCGGGCTACCCCTGGCCCGCACCACATCAGGGACGCTGACCCTCGCCGCTGACGACAAGGGCCTGCTGGTCACCGGCGAGTTGGACCGGTCAGACCCCGACGTACAGGCACTGATCCCTAAAATGCAGCGGGGTGACCTCTCCCAGATGTCGTTCGCGTTCCGCGTCCTCGAAGACATCTGGGAAGACGATATGACTAAACGGACGCTGCTGTCGGTGGACCTGAACGATGGCGACGTCTCCATCGTCACCTACCCGGCGAACCCTAATGCGACAGCGACCCTCCGCGCGGACGGGCCGAACAGTGAGGCGATCGCGGCGGCACTCCGAAGCCTCGACGCGCGTGGCGCACCCGACGAGGACCTCATCGGCGTCCTCACCCGAGCCCTCCAGCATTTCACGGGCGCCAGCGGCGGCGCCGCCGACGATGCCCTCGCCAACCAGGCCGAGGTGGACGGGACAGCTGAAAGTCTCCGCGTCACACTGAGCCTCCTCGACCTCCGGAAAAGGAAACTCCGACTCCTGTGATACCGTCCAGAGTGCCAACACCCGAACGTACCGGCCCCGCGCACGCCTCGGCCTGCGTGATCCCGCTACGGGAGCGACCCGGCCCACCGACGCTAACTCCCGCAGAAAGGGACCCCGAAATGAGCTTGTACGATCAAATCAAAGAACTCCGCGTTCAGCGCAAAGAGCAACTCGAGGCGCTGCTGCAGACCGCGACCGACGAAGGCCGCGGACTCAACGAAGCCGAAGAGGGCACCTACGAGACCGGCATCCACGAAATCCAGGGTTTCGACGCTCGCCTCTCCGACCTCGCGGAGCAGGAAACCCGCGAACAGGCCGCTAACGCCCACCGCGCCCCGACGGCGGCGACTGTCGCGTCAGTGAGCGAGCCGAATCCCGTCTACCGTCGCGGCGACACTCAGCATTCTTTCTTCCGGGACCTCGCCGACACCGCGAGGACAGGCCCCGGTAGTGACCAGGCCCGTACCCGGCTCGCAGCTGCGCAGGAAACACGCGCAGGGGACCTGACCACCGTCGCCGGTGCCGGCGGGGAGTTCGCGCCCCCGGTGTGGCTGATTGAGGATTTTATCGCTGTCGCCCGCGCCGCGCGTGTCACCGCCGACCTGTGCAACACCCGGCCACTCCCCGGCGGGATCAGCTCAGTGAACCTCCCGAAGGTCTCGACGGGTACCACCACCGCTGTTCAGGCGACGCAGAACTCGGCACTGTCCGACACCGCGATGACAACGACCAGCGTATCCAGCGGTATCACCACCATAGGCGGTAAGCAAATCGTCTCGGTGCAGCTACTCCGGCAATCCGGTATCCCGTTCGATGAGGTAGTCCTTCAGGACCTCGCGATGGCGTACGCAGTCAACGTCGACACACAGGTCCTGTACGGCGCCAACTCGGGCGGGGAACTCCGGGGCCTCGTCGGCACCGCCACCAACACCGCGTTCACCACGGCAAGCCCGGCACCCGCATCAGTCACCGCAGCGAACTCGCTGTACTACGTCGTGTCGAAAGTCGCGGCGGCTGTGCAGGCGAGCCGGTTCCTCCCAGCTACCGCGATCGTGATGCACCCCAACCGCTGGGCGTGGATTCTGGGCAGTGTCGATGCGAACGCGCGGCCGTTCGTGATCCCGCAGGGCAATAATTTCAACCCTCTCGGGACCACCGGTGAGCAGCCAGCGCAGGGACTAGCCGGATATTTCGGGTCGTACCCCGTGTACACGGACCCCAACATTAGTCTCACGGCGAACTCGGCGACGAACCAGGACGAAATCTACGTCCTCCGCCCCGAGGACCTGTGGCTATACGAAACACCAGTCGAAACAGCAAGTTTTGACGCGACATACGCCGACAACGCCAGCGTCCTGTTCCGGGCACTGGGCTTCGCCGCGTTCCTCCCCCACCGCTATTCCGGCGTTGTCAGGAGCATCAGAGGAACCGGTCTCATCGCACCCGCATAATCAAGGGTCCGCCTCGGCTTGATCACCGAGGCTCGGGCGGCGCCGGGTACCTCCCGGTCCCGGCGCCGCCCACCAACCGGGAGGAAACAACATGCGCATGAAAGACAAGATCGCTATCGGGTGGCTCGACCCTGGCACCGTCGATGGAATGTTCTGCCTATCCATCGCCGGTATCTACGCGCAGCGGACAAGCCGCATCGAGTCCCTGATCCGGGTGGAGTCGGGGGGGCTCCTCTCCCGTGGCCGGAACGAGCTCGTCGCCCGGTTCATGGACCACTCCGACGCTGAGTGGCTCCTGATGCTTGACTCCGACGAGCAACTGTCCGTCGCAGGGTTCGATAAGCTCGTCGCGGCGGCCCACGATGATGAGCGGCCTGTCGTCGCTGGCCTATATTTCGGTGCGTGGCCATCCCGCGACGGGCTGTACCCGGAAGCGTGCCCTCTTATCTTTGAGAAGGTCCCGGAGACGACGACGTTCAAACCGATCGCGAACTACCCGCAGGACACTCTTATCGAGGTTGACTCCGCGGGGACCGGGTGCCTGCTGATCCACAGGTCGGTCCTGGAGTGTTTCCGCCGGTTCGCTGACCCCAAACATGAGGGGAAGGACTGGTGCTGGTTCCGGGACATGCCAGTCAACGGCGACTGGTTCTCCGAAGACCACTTCTTCTGCGCGCGAGCCCAAACGTTGGGCTACAAGGTCCACGCGCACACCGGGGTCGTGCTGCCGCACCGCAAGCGGTTTTGGCTCACAGATAAGCACCACGGCCGGTGATCCACTACCACGGCGGGCCGATCACTCCAGAGACTGCAGCGCTCCGCGCCTGGACCCGCCGGCATGCCTTCATCAGCTACGCGAGCCCCAGCCAGATCAGGTTGGCAGCGTCGATCTGCCAGTCGTTCGCGCTCGACAACGGTGCGTTCTCCGCATGGAAAGCGGGCCGCCCGACAGACTGGCCAGGGTATTACACATGGTGCGATGAGTGGCTCCGGCACCCCGCCTGCGATTGGGCTGTCATCCCCGACGTGATAGGCGGGTCGGAGGATGAGAACGACGAGCTGATCAGCGAGTGGCCGCACGGCCACAAGGGCGTGCCGGTATGGCACCTGAACGAGTCGCCCAGGCGACTCGTTCGGTTGGCGGCCGAGTGGCCGCGGATCGCGCTCGGCTCCGCCGCGGAATGGGATGTGTCTAAGCCTAGGAAATGTATCGAGAGGCTCGCCCAGACTCTCCCGGCGATCTCCGACTCAAAGGGCCGGCCTACGGTCAAACTGCATGGGCTGCGAATGCTGAACCCCGTCGTCGTCGAGCGTGTGCCGCTCGCCAGCGGCGACAGTACGAACATCGCGAGAAACATCGGTATAGATTCGGCGTGGCGCGGCACTTACTCTCCGGCCACTAAGGAAGCGCGGGCGGATGTGATCGCTGATCGCATCGAGCGCGCCGTCTCGCCGCCCACTCTGGTGGAGTACGCTGCGGCCGACCCCGCCCTATTCTGAGGGCCACGCTGGCAGAGGGTAGAGGGGTAGGATCGCCATATGACCAACGGCCACGACTACGCGCCCCACATAAAGATTTTGAAACAGCGGCTCGCTGAGGCCGTCGCGCACGGCGACCGCGTCGCGCAGGCCGCGTTCACCAGGGAACTGGCGGCAGCCGTCGCCGCGCAGAAGGAAACGAGGGCTAATGCTTGAGGTAGGCGACGTCTACTACGGCTCAGCGGTGAACCTGAGCAACACGGGTTCACCCGTCGATTCGGGGACAGTCACCGTATCTGTGACAGCACCCAACGGGTCAGTGACCGGACCGGCAGTTACTCAGACCGGCGTCGGCGAATACCAATACTCGTATCTCGTGGCGCTCCCCGGACCGCACCAGGTCCACTGGGCGGGGGCCGCACCGAATGCGTGGGCTCTCGCTGATGTGTTCTACGCTGACTCGGGCGACACGCTCCTCATCTCCCTAGATGAAGCGCGGCGTGGGCTGGGCGTCCCAGCCGCGAACACGGTAGGCGATGAGGACCTCCGTTCGTTCATTTCAGCTGCGACGCCGATCATTGAGGACCTCATCGGCCCCGTCCTGGCTAAGACGCGGGTGGAAACGTACGACGGGGGCGCTGCGGCCATCCCGCTGCTCCACGCACCGATCTTGTCGGTCACGAGCGTGGTCGAGTCGTGGGGCGGGGGGACAGTGCGGACCTTGACCCCGCAAACCCCGTTCACGGGCGGTGGTGATGCGTTCGGCTACTCCGCGGATCTCGTGACGGGGCTCCTGACTCGCCGCGCGTCCGGTGTCGCGGTCCGGTTCGCGCCCGGCGAGCGGAACGTTCAGGTCACGTATGTGTCGGGTCGGCTGCTGCGCCCGAACCACGTCCTCGCAACCCGCCGCCTCGTCCGCCATTTGTGGCAGTCGGAGCAAACAGGGTTCCGCCCGGCGATGGGGCAACCCGATGCGACCGTGAAAACCCCGGCTGGGTTCGCTGTCCCGAAAGCGGTCCTGGAGATCCTCGCAGACTCCCGCCGCGTCGCCGGTATCGGCTGATGACCATCATCATGACCGTATTCGTCGCCGTCGTCGACTGCTTCTGCGCTGGCCTCGTAGGCTGCGAGCGGTGCGAAGCGCTCCGGACACGGGAGGAGGGTGGCGGATGGTGCAGTCCTTGACGGGTGTCCTTGACGGCCTGTACGCGGCATGTCAGGTCGCGTACATCGACTCGACGGCGGACGACGGGTCCCCCGTGGCTGTCTACATGGGCGACCCCGGCCAATATCAGCCGCAAGCGATAGTCGCAGTCACCGACTGCGGGCCGGGTCAGCAAATTGGCCGGCCCACCCTCGGCACCAGCCGGTCCCGCGAACTGATCTGCGAGACGCTGATCATGATCAGCGTCTACACGCCAGGCGGGAACGAGGCACACAAGTCGAGCCTCGACCAGGTGACGGACCTCGTCCGCCGTTTCGAGGACCACATCCGGGTCAGCCCGAACGAGAAACTCGGCGGGGCATGCTACGACTCGTGGGTGTCGGCCCTCGCCGGGCCGGTAGGGTCGGTAGCGTACGATCCAGCCGAGCCGACCATCGTTACCGGGCGCACCGTGGACGCCACCATGACCGTCACAGCTAAAATCCGATATTGATCCGAGGTAGGGTACACATATGAGCCAAGTCCGGATGCGCCATATCAACCCGCTGGGCCGCGTCGATGTCCCGTCTCTGGGCAGGACGCTGGAGCCGGGCGAGGAATTCGACGGCCCCGAGGAGCTACTGGAGCAGGCCGCCAACTACGAGCCGGTGATGAAGCCGGCCCGGAAACCAACTAAGAAAGCGGACGCCTGATGACTACCAGCCAGGACGCAGCAGTAGGGGCCGGGACGGAGACCACATTTAAGACTGGCGTGACTCCAACTAGGTGGTTCGAGTATGTGGATGAGTCCATCGACTGGAATAAGAACGTCAAGCAGGGCAAGGGCCTCCGCGTGGGGGGTAGGGTGGCTCGGTCTGGGCGGCGGGTGGTCCCGTCAGCGTCTGGCGGCGGCGACCTCACCGTTGAGTGCGTCAGCAAGGGCATGGGGCTCCTATGGAACTACGCGCTCGGCGCCAACTCTTACACACTTGTGTCAGGTTCCACGTATCAGGGTGTGTTCACCCTCGGTGACAATCAGCCGAGTTTCACGGTCCAAAAAACGATTCCGCACGTCAACTCGGATGGGACGTTCACACCTGATCCGATCACGTTCTCCGGGTGCACTGTGGACAAACTTGAAATCGACTTCCCCAACGCGGACATCGTGTCCGCGAAGTTCACTATCGACGCGGCGGATGTGACGACGGCCACGGGCTACGCGGCAGCCTCGTACGCCTCGACCCCGAACTTGTTCCACTTCGCGAACGGCACGGCGTCAACAGGGACGTTGACGGCGCCGACGACTACCGCGCTCGCGTCTGCGACGACCACCGTCGCCGACATCCGCGGCGGGTCGCTAACCATCGACAATGCGAACGCGCTCGACCGGGGGTTGAACATCGGCTCAGGTGGTCGCCATGGCGACCCGACCGTTGGTCTGCGGAACATCGCGGGGAAGTTCGACGTCGAGTACGATTCGACAACTTTCAGGGACGCTGTCCTCGCGGAGACCCCGATGTGCGTCATTCTCACCTACGCCGCCGGCGCGTTGTCTTCTGGCCTTGAGACGCTGCAGATTGTGCTCCCGGAGGTTAAGTTCGACTCGCAGATCCCGATGACGAACAGCACAGATTTGGTGGTCCAGTCGATGTCGTTTCAGGTCCTCGACAACCTCACCGCAGCGCAACCCCTTTACATTGTGACTCGCTCGTCCGATGCGGCCATTTAGGCCATGGCTGATGGTGTCAGTGTCGAGTCGGCGCAGTTCCGCCGCGCCGCTTCCAGGCTCCAGGCGGCTGGCCCGGAGCTGAGACGAAACTATGCGGCTAGGCTGCGAGAGGTCGCCAAGCCATTCGCGAACGATGTCCTGGTCACTGGGGCATCGGGTTTGCCGAGGAGGGGAGGACTATCTTTCCGTGTCGCGCAAGGCAGGCCGAGAGTGGTCGCTAACGCACTCAGGGTTGAGGTTACGGTCGGAGGTAAATATGCTAAAGGGCTCGGCGGGGTTGATGAGGGACAGATCAAACATCCCGTGTTTAACCGCAGGAATGCGGCAGGGAAAAGGGAAGTGGTTACTCAGAGGGTCACGCCGCACCTGTTCCGCCGGCCGTTCGAGGCTGGAGCGCCAAGAATACGGGCCGCGCTCCTCAGGGCAGGACAGGAAACGCTCAGCCGAATAAGCACATAATCGGGAGGAAGAACCATGAAATTCCAACTTGAAGACCGGATTTACGATGGGACGTCGATCGAAGATCTGTCTTTACGGGCCATGCTCGACTTGGAGCGCGAAACTGAGTCGTTCGGGCGGAAGCTCCGGATGCCCGACATTGAGGCGATGGCCGAGTCTCTTGCGGAGTGCGCGACGGACAAGGATCGCAGCAGACACCCCGACGTCCTTTGGCTTACCGCTGTGACGATCTGGGCGGCGCGCCGCGCGGCTGGGGAAACGCTCAGCTTCGCTGACGCTATCGACTTCCCCATGTCTCATCTGACGTTCCTCCCGGAACCGCAGGACCACAAGGAGAAAGCCAAAGCAAATCCTACGAAGCCGCGGGGTTCCGCGGCGGACGGACGGGATCGCGAAGGTCTGCGCGTCGCTTTGGCGACGACCTGAGAGGGTCCGTGTACGAGCGGATGACTGTCGTGTGCCACCTGTGGCCGAGCATCTCGCCGTGGAACATCTGGGATTTACCGTATGGCGTGTGGCGCGGGTTCGCCGCAGCAGCGGACACGCACATCAAGGAGACCGAGGAGGCGAATAAGCGGTGACTGATCTGACATTGCGGATGCTCCTCCTCGGCGAGGACCGGTCCGCGTCGAGGGCGCTTTCGCATGTGGGTGGCGAGGCTCGGCGGACAGAGGGCCTCCTGTCGCACATGAGCAAGGTCGGCGGGTCAGCGCTGGGCAGTCTCGGGAAAATCAAACCGGTCAGTATGGTCGCGGGGCTGGGGATCGCTGGCGGCGCTGCCGCCATCACCGGGTTCGGGAAGTCTTCAGTCACCGCGTTTCAGGCCACGGCAGCAGCGGCCCGGTCCACACAGAGAGTTCTAGGCGGGTCGCTGGAGGACGCGTCGAGGCTTAACTTCTCCGCGGGGCAGGTCGGGATCAGCTCCGACCAGATGACTTTAGCGATGGGCAGGCTGGAAAAGCAGATGGCCAGCAAAACCAGCCCGGCGCTTACGAAGCTCGGCATCAATTTCAAGGATGCGAATGGCCTGATAAAGCCTATGGCCGCAGTTCTCCCGCAGATTGAGGACAAGTTCGCGAAGATGGCGAATGGCCCCCAGAAGACAGCCTTCGCGTTGCAGCTGTTCGGGAAGGCTGGGGCGGGCCTGCTGCCGTTCCTGAATAAGGGCGCTAAGGGTGTCGCGGAGCTGGGGAAGGAGTCGGACAAGCTCGGTCTCACTATGGGCTCTAAATCGATCAAGTCAATCGGTGACAACAGGAAGGCGCACCGCGAACTTGAGGACGCGATGAAAGGGCTCAAGGTCACGGTTGGCGCTGTGCTGATGCCTATCATGACGAAACTCTTCACCTTCTTCACTTCGTACGCGGTTCCGGCGATTGATAAGTTGTCGAGGTGGTTTTCGGATAAGCTGGTGCCGGTCCTTAAACGAGATTTGCCGCCGATTCTGGCTAGGCTGTCCGCCATCTTCAAGAACGATATCGTGCCTGTCGTGAAAACCGTTGGTACAGTATTCGCTAATGTCTTCGGGTTCTTCGCGCGCCACATTTCGACGGCTAAGACCCTCGCCGTTGTTCTGGGGACGATAGCCGGCGTGATAGGCACTCTCCTTGTCGTGGCTAGAGTCATTACTACGGTGACGAAAGCGTGGACCGCCGTCCAAGCTGCCCTGAACATAGTGATGTCGTTGAACCCTGTCGCCCTGGTCGTGTTCGCTATCGTGGCGTTGATAGCGATAATCGTGGTTATCGCGACCAAGACGACGTGGTTCCAAACGATATGGAAAACGGTGTGGGGCGCGATCCACGGAGCCATCATGTTCGTGTGGAATTGGATCAGGTCACATTGGCCCCTGCTACTCGCTATCCTGACAGGCCCTATCGGTATCGCTGTGCTGTTCATCACCAGGCATTGGAAGTCCATCAAGGACGGCGCTACCGCGGTGATCAGTTGGATCGTGAACAAGTTCAACTCGCTAGTAGGGTTCTTTACAAGCCTGCCGGGGAAGATCGCTCACGTCGCATCTGGCCTGTTCAACAGTGTGAAGGACGGGGCGACCATCGCCGTCAAGTGGGTAGGGACGAAAATCGGGTCGCTCGTCGGGTTCTTCACTGGCCTGCCGGGGAAGATCGCGGCGAAAGTTGGCAACCTATTCGTGGGGATCAAGAATGCGTTCAAGTCGGCGATCAACGGGATCATCGGGATTTGGAACGGGCTGCATTTCAAGATCCCGGGGTTCTCTGTGCTGGGCCACAAGTTCGGTGGGGCGGATATTGGGTTGCCGCAGTTGCCTAAGTTGGCGACCGGCGGGCAGATGTTCGATGGGTTGACCACAGTCGGCGAAAACGGTCCAGAGTTGATGGCCAAGTCGGGTTCTCGTGTGGATGTCCTGTCCAACGCACAGTCCAGATCATACCTATCCAGAGCGGCCAAAACGCCCGGTGATACCTATGTGTTCAACGTCCAGTCTCTTGACCCGGCTGGGGCTGGGCGCGCTGTCGCTGCCGCCCTTGAGCGGCATGTTGGTACGGGCGGGACTGTGCGGATGGCGTCGGGGTTGCGCTGATGGCGGCTGGGCTCCCAGCTGGGGGGATCGTTGAGGTCGAGTTCACCCACGCCGTGTGGACTGACGTGACACCGGATTTGGATAACACGGCTATCACGATCCACATAGGCCGGACTACGGTATTCTCTCAGCCGGGAGCTGGGACTATGAGCGGGATTCAGCTCCGAAATCAGGACGGCCGGTACACGCCCCAATCGCAGGTCCTCGCCGATGGGGTGACGCCACACCCTTACTACCCGAACGTCCTTCCTCACCTACGGATCAGGTACTCGAACAGCCCAGCCGGTACCCGATTCACCGGGTATATCCAGGGGTGGGCACCCGGATATGACGCCAACGGTATCGCCTCTGTCGCGCTTACGGCTACCGACTCCCTCGATAGGCTGTCTAAAGGGAAAATGACTACCGCGCTGCAATACGGGGTGCAGGCGCCGTTTCGGCTGACCCCTAACCCGCTTGTTGCCGTGTGGCCAATGAACGAGCCCGCAGGAGTGATCCAGTCCCCGAGCGCCGATGGCGCGTACATGCTGACGGTAGGACAGATAGGGTCGGGCGGTGCCGTCAACTTCGGTGGCAGCGGCGTGTACAACGGAAACGGCAGCGCCGTCACCTTCGCACCAGCGGATCAGACGAATGGGAAGTTTCTGCATACCCCAGCCACATGGGGTACCCAATCTGACATCGCAATCGAAATGTGGGTTCAGACCACATATGTTCCAGTTGGGACCCTCGCTACTGGCGTGTTTTTCAGCCTATCTGGGGGTTCAACTACCAGCCCGCTAACCGACCATGCCTTTCTGGTCGGCTACGACGCCGACGGTCACATGGTTTACCAGGACAGGTTAGCTAGGTACGTCGCGTTCACTACCGATTTCCTAGACGGAGGGTGGCACCAGATTGGCATCATCCGGAGCCAGGACGCCGCGGCCGGGGGCCACTTCACGGTCCATCTCTACTGCGATGGGGTAGACGTCTACCAGGTACAAACCACTGACACATTCGCTGGGTCCGCCTACTCCACCCTGACGTTGGGTTCGGGTGGTGGGGTAGCTGCCACCTACAGCGGCCACAGTTTGTACACGGGGCATTTGGGCTACGTCGCGGCGTGGTCCAGCGCGCCCGATTCTATGGCGGGCACACACCTTCCAAAACCGAAGATAGATTTCCCTGGCCACTACTTCGCCGGCAAGGGGTTCCCAGGCGATAAGACGGGCCAACGGATAGGGAGGTACATGGATCAGGCCGGGGTCCCTTCGGCTGACGTGGTGGCGGACGCAGGGATCGAGACTGTCTCTCCGTACGGCTGGGCTGGCGCTGATCCCGTTTCCGCGTCGCAGGACATGGCGACAACCGAAGGCGGAGGAAGCGTATTCTATGTCTACACGGACGGGAAGATCCGGTTCCGCGACCGAACTTTCAGGTCCGGTACCGTGGTTATGACCATAGATGCTGAGTCGGACTTGGATGGCGACGGGTACCAGCCGAGTTTCGACGAATTAACCCTCACGAACTCCGTGACCGTTACGAGGGCAACCGCTTCCGATACCGGAGGCGCACTGACTACTCAGACAGTCAAGGACCAAGCCTCGATAGCAGCCTACGATCTGACACCGCGGGACATCACGACTTACGCGCAGACGGATGCTGCCGCGCTGCGCCGAGGGCAGTCTGAGTTGTCTGGGAACTCTCAGCCGGGATTCCGGCTGGTTCAAGTCACGGTTGACATGATGACGGCCCAGACGGCGGGCCTGTACGCGCAGCTAGCCACTATCGAGATCGGCTCCCGGATCAGAGTGGTTGGGCTCCCAGCGGGGCAATCCCCAGCCTCACAGATTGATCTGTTCGTGGAGGGATGGACTGAGACCATCGGCTCTGATCAATACACGGTCGCGTTCGACACCTCTCCCGCAGGTGGCGCGACTGGATCGAGATGGTCCGCGTTCATGTGGCAACCAGCCGGTACTACTACTCTCACAGCTGGCATCACGTCGGCCGCTACGACCCTTCAGGTCTCTACCACAGGGCTCCCGCTCTCAATGGACGCGGGGTCCTATCCGGCGCTGATCCAGGTCGGGACCGAAATCATGTCGCTGGCATCAGTGCCGGGGGGGGCGACGTCGCCCCAAACCTTCACGGGCATCACTAGGGCCATGAACGGCACGACGGCGGTGCCGCACGCCGCGGCCGACCCAATCGCACTTTACCCAGCCTCCAGATGGCAAGCCTAGAAATGGATACAATATGACACTCCCGATTCCGGCCGTTGGCGATCTCGCGACGGCTGCCTGGGCTGATCAGGTCGCGGGCGGGTTCCAGGTTTGGACGGCGTTCACGCCTGCGCTGTCCGGCTCGACTACCAACCCGACCCTCGGTACCGGGTCGTCGGCCACCGGCCGGTACATTCAGATCGGGAAAACTGTCGTCGGCGCGGGGGCCTTTTCGTGGGGCTCGTCTCCGACTGCTGGTTCAGGCCAATACCTCATCACACTCCCGCTGCCGGTTCTGACAACGGTGGGGACGCAGCCGCTTGGCGTGTGCCGCGTTAAATGTGCTGGCCTGTACACTGATGCCCTGCTTAGCGCGTATTTCGGGAGCCAATGCCAACTGGGGTACCCGAGCGCAGCGGTGAACGGCACCCTCGTAGCGGTGGGCGCGGGCGCGCCTGGTACGTGGGCCGTTTCCGACCGTATAGACTTCCAGTTCAGATATGAAACAACATAAGGAGTGCTTGTGCCGACCAACCTCGAGCAGGGCGCGCCGTACAACATTGTGACTGTCCAGGGGCAGCCGTTTGACCTGAACGTTACGTGGATGGACACTGCTGACCCGCCAGCGCCGATCCCACTGTCGGGGTATCGGGCTCACATGCAGATACGGACATCTACGGGCGGTGCGGGGAAGATCCTCGCCGACCTCTCGTCAGAGGGCGGTACTGGGGTCCTCACGGCCGCAGCGGTACCGCCGACGATCCCGCTGACCATCTCCACCGCGAACACCTTCTCCATCAACGACGTGGAGGCGGATATCGCCCCCGGCACTTACAGCACCGTCCAAGAACTGGGCGATGCTGTGGCCGCCGCATTAGACGCCGTCACCGGGACGACCACTGTCGCAACTGTGTCCGGCGGGCGTATCGTGCTAACCGACCCGGCGCTCATCGGGCACGCCCTCACGGTATGGTTTTCTTTCACTGATGCGCTCGGGTCGTTGGGGATAACCGTCGGGCAGACCTTCGCGTCTTCCGGTGCCGCGCTCACCATCGAACCGGCATCAGAGACGGGCGTTATCACCATCCACATCGCCGCTGATATCACGCAGTCGCTGAACAGACCGGCCTACTACGACCTTTTCGTTGTGTCGAAAACTGATCCGGATAGCAGGACTAGGCTCATCTTCGGCGACGTCGGCCCCTCGCTGTCCGTGACTCAGGAGGTGCCGTAGCCGTGGCTGAGGTGACTGAAGTCATCGTCCACCCTGCGCCTATCAACGCGGTCGTCGTGTCGTCGGCGCTCGCTGGCGCGACGGGGCCGGCGGGGCCTCAGGGCTCGCCGGGCGCTACCGGGGCTCAGGGCGTGAAAGGTGACACAGGGGCGACGGGGGCTCAAGGGGCGACGGGGACTGCTGGATCGGCTGGCGCAGCAGGATCTACCGGCGCGACTGGGCCGGCTGGCCCAGCCGGGGCGGATGGCGCCGCTGGATCGGCTGGTGCGACGGGTGCGACGGGATCTACCGGCCCGGCCGGGGTCGTCGCAGCAACCGCACCAGCGACCTACGACTCTGGCACTCAGACCGTCGGTGTCACCCTCGGCTCAACGGCTGGGACGGCGGCGGCGGGAGACGACGCCCGGATCGTGGGCGCCGCAACAGCCGCATCCGTCGCTGCGGAAGCGGCGACGGCCCGCGCGGCTGAATCGGCGGCGCAGGCCACCGCCAACGCGGCCCTCGTGAAGACAGCGAACCTGTCAGACGTCGCCAGTGCCGCCACCTCGAGGACCAACCTCGGCCTGGGGACAGCTGCAGTCACCAACACCGGCACGGGGGCCGGGAACGCGATCCTCGGGAATGATTCACGGCTTACCGACGCTAGGACACCCGCTGCGCATGCGGCGACGCATGCGGCGGCGGGCAGTGACCCTGTGACCCTCACCGAGGCGCAGGTAACGAACCTGACCGCCGATCTTGCTGCAAAGGCGAATAAGACCGATAACCTGTCCGTGTTCGCTGCTACGACGTCGGCGCAGCTAGCAGGCGTCCTGTCGGACGAGACGGGTACGGGTGCGGCCGTGTTCGCCACCGGCCCAGCGCTGTCAGCTCCGACGGGACTAGTGAAGGGCGATGTAGGTTTAGGTGACTGCGACAACACGTCAGATGCGTCGAAACCGGTAAGTACGGCGCAAGCCACTGCTGACGCTCTTGCGGTGCAGAAGTCGGTCGCGACCACTAAAGGTGACATTCTCGCAGCATCAGCATCGGCTACGGTTGTCAGGGTAGGTGTCGGATCTGACACGCAGGTCCTCACCGCCGACTCGACGCAGACCGCGGGAGTGAAATGGGCCGCCGCCGCCGCCGGTGGCGGCAGCAGTTACGTTTCAAACGCGAAATACGGGACGGACTAGGACAATGGACTCACCGAAACGCCTTTCTGGGCCGACGCAACTCACGACATCCGGCGTCGTCCAATACACGGTGCCGGCGGCGACGACGACCGTCATCCGCAGCATCCATGCATATAACGTGAACGTCGCGACGGCGAATTTCACCCTCGGCATCGGGGGTGTCACGGCTGCGCTGTCCCTCTATTCAGCGTTTCCGGTCCCTACGGTCGGGACCCTTGATTGGTCGGGGTTCCTCGTCCTCAACGCGGGCGACACCCTCAATGCCCTGTCTGGGACAAGCGCGTCGCTTACCCTCACTATCTCGGGGATCGAGGTCTCATGACCGAGCAGGTGCGGGGCATTGACCGGCAACTCGGCGTGTGGAACCGGGTCGAGCAGGAAGCGACAATCACTGTGGCGGCGACCAGCGCCCATGCGGAGGGCGCCGGCAAAATAACGGGGGTTTCGACCCGGTCACACGCCGAAAATTTCGGTACCTGCTCCGGCACGGGCAACCAATGCCACGCCGAGGGCTCCGGTACCTGCTCTGGCACGGGGTCGAATAACCACGCGGAGGGGTTGGGGACCGCCACCGCGAATTTCGCTCACGCGGAGGGCGCGTCCACCACTGCCAGCGCCGCCAACTCTCACGCGGAGGGCAACACGAACACGGCCAGCGGTGTCAGCTCCCACGCGGAGGGCACCAACGGGTCCGCCGCTGGCATCGCTGCGCATTCGGAGGGTATCCAATGCGCAGCTGGCGGTAACTACTCTCACGCCGAAGGCGGGAGGGCGGTGACACCCCGGCTGGGGCAGCACGGTAAAAGTTCCTCCGGCGCGTTCGCGACGAACGGCGATCAGCAGCACTCCAACTACGTCCAGGGGCAGACGACGTCGTCAGCCACCCCCGCACTTCTCTCCGCCGATGGGGGCATCGCCGCCGACTTCACTAACAGCGCGGGCGGGTCGAATGTTTTAACGCTCCCAGCGTCCCGCGCATTCTTTTTCCGCGCCGAGGTGGTCGCCCGCCGGACCGACGTTGAGGGCACCGTCGCTGCGTTCACTGTCATGGGCGCGGTGTCGCGTGAGGCGTCGGGGACCCCGCGCCTGGTCGGAACCCCTGTGACGGTGACGTGGGCCGATGTCGCTGCCTCGACGTGGACTGTCGTCCCCAGCGTCGTCAACCCAAGCGGTGCCCTGTGGTACCTCGCGTTTACGGTCACAGGTGAAGCGGCGAAAACCCTTCAGTGGGTCTCGACGCTTTTCACGACCGAGGTAGGGTGATCCCATGACGTATCAGATCAGGGAATTCGTGGATGGTGTGGTCCCGCTCGCCGCCGTGACCACGAAGGGTGATCTCATCGCGGCGACGGGTACGGCTGCGGTCGCGAGGGTGCCGGCGGGGTCGGATGGGCAGGTCCTCACCGCCGATGCGGCACAGGCGGCGGGAGTGAAATGGGCCGCGGGCGGCGGAGGCGGCGGCGGTACCGGGGTCGAGATTGTCTCGATGACTGCTGACCATGCAGATGCGGTGGCGCTGGCGGCGGGGGTCACGATGACGACGCTGCATGCGGGGGATGTCGTCGGGTTCGGCATCGGGTACGTGCCTGAGGCGTGGGCTGGTGCGTCGCCGCATTTATCTGTTTCCGGCGCGGATCCGCTGGTGGATCCGCTGATTGATTTGGATCTGAGCACCGCCAGCGCCATAGACGCATCAGGGTTCGCCCTTCTGCCCAATATGAATCAGTTTGAGGACTTGTTCCTTGCGCCTGCCACCATCGCACTCATCCTCCGCGCGTGGCAGCCCGGCTCCGGGTTTACGCCGATCGTGTCGGCGACCGGCAGCGCTACGGCTGTGGTGGGCATCTACCGGGCGCTACTGGCCTGATCCCCGCGCAGCTGGCCGTTTGAGATCTGTCCTCGCGCCCTGCCCCGGCCGCGTTTCCAGCCATGCCAGGATCGCCGCGGGTGCCCAGCCGCGTACCGCACCTATGGTCGCGTCCGGCTCGGGGAGGCCCGCTCTGGACAGCGAGTCCGGCTCTACACCCATGAGGTGCGCCACCTCTGTCCTGGAAAGGTAGCGCACCGTCTCAGTGGTCACAGGACCCGGCTTCGAGGCCGCACCGGGAGCAGTAGTAGTTGTCGCGGTGTGTCTGGTGTGAGCGGCTCTGGTTGGACCACCCAGCCGGCGCGGTCCGTACCGGCGCTGCGACTACTACGGCGGGGGTTTTGGGCATGATCAGCTCGCGGAAGCACGCGCCGCAGATCTGGGCGGGGTTCGCGCCGAATGTGTCTGCTTTGTGGCCGCAAATGTGGTTCTTGTACATGATGTCCTCCTGGGGTTCCGGTTTTCCTTACAACTAAAACTATACACGTCCGCCGTGCGACGTGGCAGGGAGCTTGCGAAACTTTTCCCTAAAACTTTAGCGTCGGGTAGACTGCGACCAGACTAGGCGGGGGCCCGCATGACAGGGGAACGGCAGTGCTGATCGAGGCAGCGTCCACCGGCGACCCCACAGGGATCCTGGTCCAGTACGGGGCGCTCGGCGTACTCACGATAATCGCCCTCGGCGCCGTAAAAGTTCTCTTCTCCCGCGAGATCCAGGCGCACCAGCGGGAAACTGAGCGCGCGGACCGCGAGCACGAGGAAAATGTTCGCCTCAATTCGATAACGATTGAGAGGGTGCTCCCTGCGGTGATCTCCGCCGGGCAGGCCGTCGCGGAATGCGTTACCCTCATTAGATCAGTGCGGTACCGGGAGGACGTCGCCGCAGCTGCGATGGCCGCAACTGCGGTGGTCAGGGAAGGCTCAGCGCGAGTGGCGGGATCTGAGACGTGACGAATACGAAGAGTGACCACGAGCCGTTGAAATCGGTTGATACGATGATCCGGGTCCTGCTGCGCACCGTCGGATCGCTTGAGGACTACACAACGTTACTGGTCCGCGAGATCGCTCGGGCGCGGAGCCAAGCAGAGGAGATCCGGGATGACGGAGACACCAAACGCCCGTGACCTGTCAGCGGGGCGGCTGGAGACGGCGGCGCTGGACCTGGTCGCGAACGTGTCCCACCTCCGAGACGCTGTCGATGTCGCCAGGGGACTCAAAGAGGATCTGCTGCGGCTGCAGCAGTACTCCGGGAGGTCCCGCAACTGGGTCAAGGGTGTCGCGTTTGGGCTCGTTTTCGACCTAATCGTGTCGCTGCTCGGCGCAGGCCTGTTCCTGCATCAGCGGGACCTGACAGACCAGGTACGTAGGAGTCAGCGGGCACTTGCGGCTGCGAGCGCGGCGGACTGCCGATTCTTCTACGACTTCGGGACGATCGCCCTCCCGGCCACCTCAGGCAAGGTCGCCCTTCAGATCGTCGCCGACTCCCGGAACGCCTACGCGACTCGCGGGTGCACCGGCAAATCGGGTCGCCTCCCCAGACCGGACCCCCGGCTACTGCCCTACCTTGTCCCGGCCGCTAAATGAGCACAACGTGGTACCCAGAGAACGGAGGTTGATACCGTCATGACCATAGTTGCTGCCGATATCAGTTACTTTTCAGTCACCCGTTGACGACTCGTACGCCCGGCAGTGGCTGATCTTCCGCTGCTGCGACGGCAACTTCCGCGACCCAAACTGCGAGCACAACGCGGCATGGGCCGCTGCTGCCACCGCGTCCGGGAAAATGCTGGGGTGGACCGCGTACGTCGTGTACCGGCCCGGCCAGAATCTCGCTGTCCTCGCCAACGTCCAGCACCTCCCGGCCGGGGGGCATGTCATGGTCGATGTCGAGTCGTGGGGCGGGCAGATCTCAGGCGACCACTCGGCCGAGATTAACTTGCTAGTGCTGGGGCTCCGGGCGAAATTCGGGGACAGGGTCTGGGCGTACGGCAATCAGGGCGACCTGGCCAGCATCTACCCGCGCCGCGGGGCAATACCCGTCGTGGTCGCATCGTATGGCGGAAGCAAACCTGGCCTGCCGTATATGGTCGGGTGGCAGTACACCGATGGCGTTGTCCCGTCGGGGGGGCGGCCCCAGTCGTCGGCCCCGTTCGGCGCGTGCGACCACAACGAGCTCTATGTCCAAACCGCGCCGCCACCTGCGCCACCGAAACCGAAAGAGGACGAAATGTTTCATTTCAAGTATTTTGATGGGCACTACATCGTGTGCCAGGGCAAAATCCTGGCAGTCACGAGCGTGACGCCGTTCGTCGCGTCGCTGCCCGACTGGGGTCCAGTGTCGAAAGAGCAGCTCGGGATCTGGGTCTCCGCGTTCGGCCCGGCCGTCAACCACTAAGAGGAGAGTAATGAACATCACTAGCATCTCAAAAGCCCTGCTGGGGGGGGCGACTGCTGCGCTCACCGCCCTGGTCACCGCCGCCGCTGATGGGCATGTGACTGGCCCGGAGTGGCTCGGGATCGCGTTCGCTACACTGGCGGTGTTCGGCGGCGTTTACGGTGTCCCGAACGGGGCTGCGGCGCCTCTCGCGGTGACAGTGACGGATGTGACGCCCAGTCTGGCACTATCCGCAGACGTACCGGCGTTCCCTCCGGCTCCAACTCCTCCCACACCGGGGCCGCCGCCGCTGGCTGCTCCGCCTGTAGTCTGACAGCGGCCCGCACCCGGCCCAGCCAGTAACTGGCTGGGCCGGTGCTGTCCCCGGACCGTCTCCCCGGCGAGTCGTGCCGGGGGTGGAGGGTGCAGGTGCATAGAGGGCTGTCGGGGGTGCCTGTGGGTGCGGGTCCAAGGATCATGGCTGTTACACTACATAACGCGCCGGTGCCTGCCAAGTCCCTAGTTTTGGGGTAGACAACCACCGGCTCTGTAAGATAACGTAACAGGCATGGACATCGTGATGACAGACGAGATAACAGGCGCCGAGGTGGCGTGCCCAGTCCGCGAGATCGCGGTCGCGATCCGGCCGTGGTTCCTCGACGCGCCAGACGATCAAGCTGCGGGGATCGCGGACACGATCACCGCGCTGCAGGACGCGCTCAGCGACAGCGCCGCGTCCGCGGAGGACGTGCGGGGCCTCGAAGGCGCTCTCGGCGTGCGGCACAGTTGGTGACACTCACACACTCACAGCAGTTGCTGGAGGTCCGATCGGGCCTGCCCCTCGACGTGTACCTGGAGACGATGAGCCGGGTACACACGTGGCGGACCATCTCCAGACTCATCCATGATCGGTACGGGCTGCAGATCAGTCACGTCACGCTACACCGGTGGCACCAGGAACTCTCCGCGCGATGATCCGCGCACTCGCCGCCGTTTTCGCCATTCCGCTACTACTCACAGGAGGACCACCATGCGCGACGACGACTCGACCCCTATCCCCTATTCCCTCACAGGTGATGCCTGCGGGGTCCAGCAGCGGCGCGAGCGGTACCGCCCTCGGCACGCTGCGCCCAAGTACGACTACTCCTCACCCGAGAAATATCACATGTGGACCCGGTATGCGGAGTACCGCCCGCGGCACGCCCGCGGCTGATACCCCCGCCGGTCCCGGACCCAGCGCATCCCGTGTGGACGAGCCGGGACCGGCGGGTGACACGCCGTGGCCAGCGGTGGTGGTAGCGGTGCTGCTGGCCCTGGTGGGGATGCTGTCCCTCGCTGCGGGGTGGCGGCGGGACTAGGATCTAAGCTCGACCCCGCGCACTGGACGGTGCGCGGACCTCGAAACGGAAAGAGTGTGGCATGTCGCAGAACGATAACGGATCAGAGTATAAATGGACGTCGCGGGATGACGAGATCGTGGGTGGGTGGCGGCGGGACGAGCCCGGTAGTAGCCGGTGGCCTGCGGGGCTCGTCGTCGCCGGAGCGGTCGGTGTGGCCGCATCCGCAGCGGTGTTCACTGTGATAGCAGCAGAGATCGTCGCGTGGCTGGGCTGGTTTTACTTCGCTGTCCCCGCGGTGGCGGGCGCAGCGGCGATGTACGCGGCGTGCAAAGTGGCGGTGCGGCGATGACCGCAGTCGGGGCGGAGCTGAAGGCGTTGCTGAAGATCGTGTGGAGGCTGATAGCGCTGGAGGAACGCGGCGAGTCAGACCCCGAACTCGCCGGCCAGCTCGCTGCAGCGGCCGACCTGATCAGCCACGTGCAGGCCACGATGAGCGAGAAGGAGGCGCGGGTATGACATTTTCCGAGGCGCAGATCGCTCAGTTGCTGAAACCGATCGCGGCGAAGCGGGTCCTGAAAGACGGGAAAGGGTTTTCGCATGTGTCGCAGCAGGACATCACGGCGCACCTCATCCGCGTGCTCGGGTTCGGTGCGTTCGACACGCAGATCCTGTCACTCGACCTGGTCTACGAGAAAAACTCGCTCGACCGGAAAACGGGGAAACCAAACCCGGACCGGTGGGACGTCGGGTACAGGGCGACGCTCCGCCTCACGATCCGGGACCCGGACGGGGCCGAGCAGTGCCACTATGAGGACGGGTCGATGGGGGTCGCGCAAAACCAGGCGCTCGGCGACGCACACGATCTGGCGATGAAAAGCGCTATCAGTCTCGCGAAAAAAAGGTGCGCTATAAACCTCGGCGACAACTTCGGATTGTCTTTGTACAATAAGGGGCAAACCGCGGCTCTGGTGATCGGCACCCTGATCCGCACCGGCGCCACGCAGACCCCTGCGGATATGCAGGCGGGTGTCGAGCAGCAGGTGACCCTCGGCCGCGACGAGACGGACCAGGGGGACGATATCGCACCGCATGCCGCGAGCGATGAGCTGCTGGAGCAGATCGCTGACCTGCTGGAGCAGGCGTCGACCAGGCAAGAGGTGCGGGAAGTGGGCGAGAAAATCGCCGGGCTGGGCCTCGATCCGGGGACCCGCGCTGAGCTGAAAATCCTGTACGGCAAAAGAATGAAGGAGATGACGTCATGACTCTCTCACCTCTCCGGACGGGCCGTATCACGGGGTCCCGCGTCGCGGCCATCATCGGGCAGTCGCCCTACGCGACCAGTACCGACGTGATGCGGGAAATGGTCCGCGAGCACCACGGCGACGACAGGGAGTTCGCTGGGAACGTCGCCACGCAGTGGGGTCAGGACCACGAGCACCTGGCCGTAGCGATGTACGAAACAGAGTGCGGGGTCCTCGTCCACGGCGAGCAGGGGTTCATAACGCACCCGGATCATCCGTATCTGGGGGTCACACCCGATGGCCTCGTCGGCGACGACGGGATGATCGAGGTGAAATGCCCGTGGCGGGGCAAATATCGGCATATCAGTGAGTCGCCTGCGCACGAGGCGCAGATCCGTCTACAGCTCGCGGTGACGGGCCGCCGGTGGTGCGACTATGTCGTGTGGGCCGATGATCGGATCTCGATCTCCCGCGTCTACCACGATCCCGGCTGGCTAGATATGCACCTGCCCAGGCTCGCCGATTTCGTCAGCGAGTATGAGGTGATCGTCGCGGATGAGACACTGTCTGCGCCGTTCCGGGCTCCGGCTGACCGCCGCGACGAGGACTGGGCCGACGCCGCCGACACCTATCAGCGGCTCCTGGACGAGAGGGACGTCGTCGATGCTGAGCTGAAGGAAGCGAAAGGGGTCCTGCTGGAGTTGGCGGGCGGGCAGCCAGCGAAGGGGCGGGGGATACAGGTCTCGCTTACGAAACGGAAGCCGCGGTTTGATGTCGATGCCCTCGCCGCTTATTCTCATGGGCTCGACCTGAACATGTTTTACGGTGAGCCGTCGGAGTCGTGGACTGTCCGGCGGTGGGCCGGGTGACTGCGCCGAGCACCGCTAACGAGGTGGTTCTAGCGTTGACGTCGCTGACGCGGGAGTTGCGCGATAAGGTAGCGGCGTACCGTCACGCGGAGCTCGACGCGGCCCTGAAACGCCACGCGGCGGACCTCGCCGAAGCGCGGGCGTTCCTGTCAGCGGAGGGCTCGGTGGAGCAGCGGAAACGGCTCGCCGAGGTCGACTCCGCTGACGTCGAGGGTGAGGCTCTCGTCGCTGAAGCTGTTGTCCGGGTCATCAAAGCTGAACTGCGGGCCATCGAAACCCGCATAGAAGTGGGCAGAACATACGGCGCGACGGTTCGCGCGGAACTTTCCACAATCGGATATCAGGAGCACCCATGAGCGGCCGTGCGGGGAAAAACCGGCTGCCCATGCGGAGCAAGAAGATGAAGGCACTATACGTGGACCGGCGGCGCCTCGTCGCCAGGATGCTGAGCGAGACACCGATCTGCGATCGCTGCCACGCTGAGCGGGCCACAGAGATACATGAAGTGCTTACGAGGGCGCGGGGCGGGAGCGTCGTGGACGAGGCTAACTGCCGCGCTTTATGTCACGCATGTCACCTCCATATCACAGAAAACCCGGCGGAATCGCTGAGAGAGGGATGGATACGGTCATCATGGGACAAGACCTGAGTTTTATGGACGGCATCCACGCCGAGGCGTGGATGCGCGACGCGAGTTGCGCGCAGATCGGGTGTGACGACGACCTGTGGTTCCAGCCGGGGCCGAACCCCGTAGCCGACCGAGTGTGCGCCGAGTGCCCCATTCGTGCCGAGTGTCTCGCATACGCGGTGGCGATCCCCTCGCTGGAGGGCGTATGGGCCGGGACCAGCTTTAAACAGCGTCAGCGGCTACGCCGGCAAACGCGGGTGGTGGCCCCTCGTGGGTAGCTCGCAGCGGGAAACGTGGGCGGAGGACGCGCTGTGCCTCGGCGCGGACGGCGAGATGTGGTTCGAGGCGGTACCCGTCGCCGCTGTCCGGATCTGCCGGCAGTGTCCCGTCGCAGCGGAGTGTCTGGGGTATGCGCTGGCTCGCCCAGACCTCGACGGAGTGTGGGGCGGCACGACACCCAAAGAGCGGAAGCGGTTACGCCGGACGGCCCGCCCGCCAGTCGAGTGCCCCGTCTGCCAGCGGATGGTGTCGGGGTACCCGGGTCAGCTCGCCGCACACCTGAGGAGGAACCACAGGTCGTCGTCACACCCCTTCACTTTGAGGCGCGACAAGCGGGGTTGGTGCACAGTGTGTCTGCTCCGGTCGAGCAACCCCATCCACTCGGGGACCCCGGATGCCTGATATGGATCATGCGGCGATCCTCTACCAGCGGTACGAGTTGGACGGGGCCGCGACTCTGAGCGTGACGGTGGGGACGACTGGGTCCCTCGGTGTGTGGTTCGACGTCGCCGGGGGACCGGATACGGGTCGGATGAGCGACGCGGGACCCGCATACGCGCCGCACGAGCAGTACGGGCCGCTACCAGACGAGATACAGCACGCCATAGACGGAACCCCTGAACCCGGGCCTGAGCCGGTGGCGTGCCACTGGGAATGGCATACGCCGGCCGACGACGACGACCCGGCCCGCGGTATCTACGCGTGGACCACCGACACCGGGGACGTCGCGCGTCACCCCCGCTGCGACGAACCAGCAGACGGGTACCCGTGTACCGTGTACCGCACCGACATTAGCCTGATCTGCAACCACACGCGGGGGTATGACTGCCGGGAACCTATCAGACACCCAAACGGGCTCGAATACTTATGCTGCAACAAAGTGGCGGGACCTGCACAGAAATGTGCGCGGCACCAGCCGCGACCACCGCCTAAACCACGCCGCGGCGCCGATGGGAGACTCTGGGCCGACCCCCCCGCATGCCGCGCCAGATGCCACAAAACAATCGGCGGCAAAACAGGACAGACCATCGACTACCCATGCAAACACAAAGTCCAGACCGACGGCGAGCGGTGCGGTCGCCACAAGGGTCGCGAGGGAATGCCGGATGCTAGATGAGCCCCAGTCTTGACTACTGAGAGTGACGCCGCCTGGGTTATGGTCCCGGTCGGCGTCCTGACTAACCCCGCCGTGAGCGCGACCGCTAAGCGGGTCTGGGCTGCGTACGCGAGTTTCGGGTCTGGCTGGGCGCCGACCGGCGTACGTGTCGCCGAGAGGGCCGGAGTGTCACTGGATACGGTCCAGCGAACGTTGCCCGCGCTCGTGGCAGCCAGGCTACTGCTGTCCAGCCCGGAGCAGGCTCCCGCAGCGCACGGCCGGACAGTCGCCTACGAGGCGCAGGGTCAGTGCGTGCCGTTCATCAAATGCCCGAAAGCGCTGCTCGCAGACTCGACACTGACGTCGGCGACCGTCATGACCTACCTGGCGCTCGCCTCATTCGGCAATGGGTCAGACTCCGTGTACCCGGCGAGATCGAAGGTGGCGACTCGGGCAGGCATCAGGATGACAGCATGCAGGGACGCCATCCGGAGGCTCCGGGGACTCGGGTGGATCACCTGCGCCGGAGAGGTCGCGCCCGAGAAACGAGCCGGGAACCGGAGCCCAGTCAAGCGGTACCTCGTGAACCCGGAAGCCGCAAATCCGCCCCCGGGAAGCCGCAAACGCGCCCCCGGAGAAGCCGCAAATCCGCCCACAGAAGTAGATCCTTTAGAACTAGATCCCTTTACCCAGAAAACGCTCTTGACGCGCGAGCGCGAGACGGACACCGAAGAATCAATTCTTCCGTGGCGTTCCTCCGGCGCGCCTTTGCCCGAGGAAAAAACCAAAAGCGCACCGGAGGAACAAAAGATGAACAGAACACTCCAATCTTCGGAGATTCACGCCGCGTTTCTGATCTGGTACGAGGCGTACCCCGTTAAACAGGGCCGCGACAGGGCTGAGCACGCCTACAGGAAGGTTTTGAAGGAAAAGCGTACTGGGATGCCAGATCCGGTTTTGTTTCTTCTGGAGCGATCTCAGGCGCTCGTAGCGTTCATGGAGTCGGAGAGGTCTGGTGGTTGCGAGCCGCCGTGGGCGCCGCATCCGGCTACGTGGCTTAGTGAGGGCCGCTGGGGAGACGTTCACGTTTCACGCCAAAAGGTGTCGGCTGGGTCAATAGGGATTTCAGTCGTACCACGGTCGACAACCAAGGAGTATTGGGATGTATCAGGAAGAATCTGACGATTTGAGCTATGCGAGGGCATACGTGCGTGACAAAATGCTAGAGAAGGTTCCACCGCGGTTCGCTGGGGCGGAGACTGACAATTCGGCCGCTATCCGGTGGCTAGCGGAACTCACCGGGACGCTCTACATTTTCGGGCCTACGGGGTCAGGGAAGACGCATATTGCGTGGGCGCTGTACCGGAGCTACGCGAAGCGGGGCATCGGTACAGCTAGATTCTGGTCATTCGCGGACCTGCTCGATGGGATCCGGCCAGGAGGCGACGAGGAGACGATGAACATCGCGAAGAAGGCGAGGGTTCTGATCATCGACGATATCGGGGCACAGATGCCGAGCCGGTGGGCAATCGACAAGCTGCTCGGCCTGGTCGATTACCGGTGGGCGCATATGCTGCCTACGATCGTCACAGGAAATTTGCGGCCCCGCGATCTGGGCGGGCATGTCGGCGATCAGGTCGCGTCGAGGTGGGCTCACAACGCGACAACCATCGGTGTCATCGAGAAGGACAGGCGCCGGGCGTGACGGTGCCGCAGGCTGACGACGCTGAGCGTTCAGTCCTCGGTGGCGTACTGCTGGCCCCGCACGTCCTCCGCGGCGTCAGAGACGTTCTGAGCGCCGACGATTTCTGGAAGGCGCAGCATCAGGAGATTTTCCGGACGGTGTGCGCACTCGCTGATGCGGGGCTCCCGGTCGATGCGGGGACTGTCGGCGCGGACCTGTCCTTGCGGGGCCTGATAGGCCGGTGCGGCGGGTACCCATATCTGTTCGAGCTCGGCAACAGCGTGCCGACCGCAGTAAACGCCACGTACTACGCAGACCAGGTCAGGGACGCATCATCGAGACGTAAAGCGCTGATCCTGTCAGACAGGATAAGGCAGGCAGCGGAAACAACACCCTCGGTGGGCACAGAGAGTGACCGTGAAACGTTTCTCACTACGCTCGCTTCACAGGCGGTTGAGTTGGACGTCCTGATCGAGGAACGGCTGGAAGGGGCGCCCGTGACAGACCTCCACACCTGGGACGCTTTCCTCGTCCGGCCCCAGAAACCGGATGACTGGATCATTCCCGGCCTTCTCGCCAGGCAGGACGTCGTGATGATCCTCGGCGGAGAAGGCGCCGGGAAGAGTTGGCTCAGCCGGCAGCTAGCGCAGTGCCTGCCCGCCGGAGTGCATCCCTTCAAACCAAGGGAGCGGATTTCGCCGATGCGTACCCTGCTGGTGGACCTGGAGGTATCGGAGACGACGCTGATATCGGAGACGAAGCCGATGTCGCATCAGGTCGCGAAGGTCGGCGAGTGGGCCGAGGGCGGGTATGTGTGGCACCATCCGCAGGGGCTCAACCTGCGCGACGCGGCGGACGTGACGGAGTTTGAGCGGCGCGTCGCCCTTGCCCACCCCGACGTCATTTTCTTCGGCAGCCTCTACAACGCCTACTACGCCGGCCGCGACTCGTACGAGCAGGTCGCGGACGAGATCCGGGGCGTGTTCAACCGCATCAGGTCGCGGTTCGGGTGTGCGCTGTGGATAGAGCACCACATGCCGAAAGGCGACGGCGTGAACAGGCCCTCGACCCCGTACGGGTCGTCCGTTTGGCAGCGGTGGGTCACCCACGGGCGCGCCATGCACCGCATAACGGACTCTATGTTTGAGTTGCGCCCCTTCCGCGGTGACCGCGGGGTCCGAGATTTCCCCGCCGGTATCCAACGGGGCGGCAAGTTGCCCGTATCGCCGATATGGGACCAGGGAGAGATCGAAATAGCGAAGGAAGGGGCATCAACATGACAACAAGTGGTGCATCTCCGCATAACCGGGACAACGCGAGGCGGTTCGCCGCCAGGCAAGAAGGCGTCCCGCGGTGGGCGCAGGTCCTCAACGTCGCCGAGGAAGCCGGCGAGTTCACGGGCGCGTTCCGCCGGTGGTCTGGCAACGCGCGCCGCAAAGGAACCCTGGCCGAAGTGGCGGAGGAGCTCGCGGATGTCGTCATCGCCGCGTTCGTCGCCGCAGCCCACCTCGACGTAGACCTCGACGACGCCATCGCGGCGAAATGGTCGAAAATCCAGGACCGTCCAGCCGTCTACGGCAGCCCAGCATGACGCCGGGCACGTGGACGATCCCGCTGAGCTACCTGAAACCGCCGCTGTCCCTGAACGGACGCGAACACCACATGGTGCGGTGGCGAGTCGGGAAGGAGATCTCGGGAGAGGTGCTGGCGCGATGCCAGCACGCGAAACTCCCGAAAGCCATCCCTTACGTGGCTGTGACACTCCACTACCTCCCGGCCAGCGCCCGGAGGAGGGACGAAGACAACCTTGTCGCGACGCTGAAGCCATGCGTCGACGGGCTGGTAGCGTACGGGCTGGTAGCAGACGACGACTCGGAGCACGTCACCAGCCGCGTCGTCATCGGGAAACCTGGGCAGGGAGCCTATATCGGGCGGCAATTTTATCGGTGCTGGCTCGAAATAAGCGAGCCCGGTATATAGGCGGGTATAAATTCTTGCCCATCGGGGTGAAGCCGGAGGCATGTCCGGTAAGGCGGCGGCAAGCGGTTTCTTCCGGCCGGGGTCCAAGGCCTCGCCTGCCCCGATGGGCTACCAGTCGCGGGACGCCGGGTATCCGGGAGTGGCCCGCAGGACCCCGTTCTTCTTGTGCGCCGCCGCGGATCGGTTGCAGCGCTGATGCTCGGGGCCTGTGTAGAGGGTCCGGTCGTCGTCGGCGTGGCCGAGGTCCCACGGGTCGTCGGGAGCTATCGGTGTGCGGCACCGCGAGCACGCGATGTGCCCCCCCGCGACGTGTTCGGCCCACGCTTTCCGTAGCCGCTGGTGCGCGGGGCCGTAGCCCGCCTCGCTCGTTGACGCGGTTCTGCTCATCCCCGGATCCTATCCGCTGCAGGGGTTGACGCCACACACGGATGAGCGTAACGTCATACACGAAGGCGGATCCCATCAAACTTCCAGGAGCGCGACATGATCACCACCGCAACAGAGGCCAGGACCCCAGATTTCGGTACCATCATCGACTACTGGACCGGTGTGCCGATCCGGTCAGCGACCCGCCTCGAATGGCTCCGGTCCACCACCGTTTCAGCGGATATCGTGGTGATCTCCGCTGACGGCCGCGACGTCATCGTCCGCGGTGGCCCCGAGTGGTAGACACATGAGCCTAAACCGGTGGCAGACCGCAGCGGATGCCCTGTCCCGGATCGCTTTCCGGGATGAGACCTACGCCGCCCATTCCGATGCGGCGTTCGCTGCCGAGGTCGCCGCAGCACACTCAGACCGGCGCGACGCGGCAATGTACATGCGCCGCAGGTTGCTCCACGTTTCCATGGCGACCGCTGAACAGTCCTGGGCTGACACGAGCCCGCAACTTTCTGGAGGTAAATGATGTCTGATATTACGAACCCGTTGCGTCTCGCGGTCGGCTCGCACGCTGCGGGGTCCGGTAAGGGCTGCGCGATGAACGTGGTCAGCTGGGAGAACGGCGATCGGACGATCACCGATTTCCCAAAGTGTACGGATCAGCTGATGACGCGGCTGGTGCAGCGTTTGAACGACCAGTTTTGCACGCATCGTGATGGCGATTTGTTGTGCGCGCCGTGTTCGGTGACGGTTCTCGCCGTGGCGCACCGCGTGGCGGGTACGGGGTTCCTGGGGTTGTCGGATGCGCGGCGAGCTGCGGTGTATACGGCGATAGCGAAGGATCAAGCCTCCGCCGCCGCCTCCGCCTCCGACGCCGCCTCCTACGCCTCCGACGCCGCCGCCTCCGCCGCCTCCTACGCCGCCGCCTCCTACGCCGCCTCCGCCGCCTCCTACGCCGCCGCCTCCGCCGCCTCCTACGCCGCCTCCGCCGCCTCCTACGCCGCCGCCTCCGCCGCCTCCTACGCCGCCTCCGCCGCCTCCGCCGCCTCCTACGCCGCCTCCGACGCCGCCTCCGACGCCTACTTGACTCAGGTTGAGCGGGCGATCGCCCTGTTCGGAGAGTTGACTGGGTATATAGCGATCGCGCCCGACGAAAAAACTGTGTCCGCCGCATGCGTGCTGATGCTGGCCACGACATGACCACGGCCATGCTCAGCCAGGCACACCAGGAACTGCACCGCGCCGAAGGCGCTCTCCACGCCGCGCACCAAACACACAACGACAAGTGGATCACGGCGGCGAGTGACCATCTGCACCGGGCCATCGTCGCACTGGAGCAGTGCACAGCAGCCATGAGCGGGAAGGAGGTCTGATGCCCCCCACGAGCAGGGACCGGGAAAGGGTGACGCTTTGGGTCGGACGTGGCAGCCTCGCCGCGATCGCTGTACTGGCGGACCGGGCGCAGACCACCAAGTCCGACATTCATCGGGAAGCGCTGAGACTCGGGCTCGCCGCCATCAGACGCGACGGGCTCATGCTGCTCACCGGAGAGAAGCGCGAGCAATGAGGCCGCCAGGGGTGAATAAAGCGACTAATCCTGATGGTAGTGTCCGCGGTTTTGTTGCCGAGTCGGCTATGGTGGCCGATTCGGCGTTTGTAGGCCCAGGCGCGCAGGTGTCCGACGCCGCGTGGGTGTCCGGCGATGCGCGGGTGT